ATTTACAGATGTGGGAACATTTGTTGTTCTGGTTCTCGTTGTTTCAGTTACTTCTTTACCTGTCCAGTTGGTTTCCCAGGCATTCCAAATCGTTGGGGCAAAACCTGTCTGTGGATCAACGCCCTGTTCCTCAACAGATCTTGCCATCACATTTTCATAATCACCTTCAACATCAATAATTTTTGCTTCAAGTCTTACAGTATCTACCCAAGTATCAGATGCTGGAGTCAATTCAAGGGTTCCTTGCCAGAAACTTACCAAGAAAGGAGTTACACTTTCAGTTCTTGTGGCAAATGATTGTCTAAGCCACTCAACATCAGCATAGTCTAGAGTAATAATATCATTAGACTTTCTTACATTGACGCCTTCTGGTTGCTCAACTGAAAAATCAGCATCGGCATTTACATTTACTACTGGGCCCTGAATCAGATCAATTGCATTTGTATAGTGCTGTGGTCTTAAAGTTTTTAACTCAGCATCTAAACTATTTCTAAATGGAACTGATTCTTCTTGTGCGTTCAGAGATGTAAAATTATCAACAAAGAATCCTGACTTGAATCTATTAAGACCATCTCTATCGGGAACAAAGAAGTTTGCGGTATTTGTCTCAAGCAGAGAAAGTGCAGTATAATACTCAAGATTTCTAATTCTATTCTCAAGATTCTTGATATCGGACATGCGATATCTCTTATGTTGTAAGAAATCTAATTTGACCTGAGATGTATCGTAAAGATATGGTGGAAGAGTAATAGTCGCTATTTCAATAGCATCATCGACAGCCAAAGGTCTTTCAATCTTTTCAGATGGAACGCCATATTGAACCTGGAATTTGCCAGATTGAGTTAAGAAAATTCTATCAATTCTTGGAAGATAGAATGAGAATGATACATCAAATGCATCATCAGAAGAAAGTACGCTTGATGAATTTCCTGCCCCATTAAATGCTCTTCCATAGAACTCAAATGGTGATCTTGCACCCTCAGTTACAGTATAATCAGAAGTTTTTGGCCTAATATCAATAATATCAGTGTTTCTATTTCCATCAACAGATCTAACATCTTTTACATAATCAAATTCACTGTATGAATTATTGGTGATTATGTCTCCTGTATCTGCTGCTTCAAAATAACCATTAGTGAAATATACTTTCAATTGTCTAGTTGGAGCATCAATACCATCTTTTCTTACTATAGAGGAACCGCCATAAAATGATCCTCTCTGTCCAGTGCTGAACTTAAAGTTTTTAGATATATTAAAACTTGGTTCATCTACAACAGAAACAGTAGCATCAAGTCCTGTTTCGCCAAAGATAACAGTCTCCCCTTCAATAAGAGAGTTGGTATTTTTTGGAATATATGAAATCTTAGTATCAGTTAATTTTTCCGCGACTACACCGACAGCACCACTTGTAAGTCCTCTAAATTTTTCACCAATCAAGAGATCACTTGTCTTTCCTTGAGGGCCAGAGAGGGATGCCAAAATAACAGTCGGAGCAGATGCTGGAGAAGTATCTGTAGATTCATAGATTGCCTGAATACTAACGACATCACTAACATTTAAAGAAATTCTTTCATCTTGAACTCTTGTTCCAAATGCATAATTTCCATATGTGAGACCATCATTAAGTGTTGTTGCGCCAACACCAGAAGCAACTAATTTTGACTTATCAACAATAACAGAATTTACTCTATTTTTCTTCTTTTTCTTAGCAACTGGTTTGAGTTTTTTAACTGTATAAATTAACTGTGCTCCAGTGTCATCACTTCCCAGGTTATAAATTTGAAGTTCTGTATTATTATTTGCAAGAGCAAGTTTATTTGCGACCAATACTTCTGTAGAACCATCAGATCTAACAAGAGAGTACCGCTCTTCATCAAATGGTAGGAATGTTTCGTTTGTGCCAGAAGTAACTACAGCAGATAACTCATTATCTACAATGTTTACTGTTGCATACTTTCTAAGAGTGATGAATGAATCATTCAATGTAAGAGAAGAAACATTCTCTTTAGGCAACGCTGTATACAGAGTACTATCACTTGATGTTGATAACTTAGTTCCAAGAACTTTAAAATCGGTTACTTCAATTCTTGATCCAGTTGTTGGAAGTCTTCCTTCGCAAATTCCAGTGACAGTTGTAACGCCGGAAATAACAATACTTGCATCATTGACCGTTTGGACAGTAGCAAAAACCGGATCTGTAAAACTTTGATTGACATCAGTACTCGTGTAACTGACAAGATCACCAACGCTAACTAATCCGGGGAACTGTGGGTTTGCTGAGATTACTGTGCTTTCTCCACTAGCATTTACAGTGGAAATTGTGGCGATACCAATTGTAGATTCAGTTGAAGGAATAACATCAGCAGCAAAGGTCGTTCCTACTCCAACTTTACCATAGATGGATTGAACATCAGATAGTCCATAAGAAGTTATTGCTGTAGCAACTCTTCCATTTTCAATACCATCAAACACAAACCCTTCATATCTAATAAACTCGCCAGAAGTCTCATATAGTTCAATGACATTGCTGTCAGTAATACTATTTTTTAAGAATCCAGTTGCTCCACTATTAGTTCCTTTTACGAATGTTGGAGTTGTTAGTGTAGTATTTTCATTCAGAGTAATCTTAGTAATTGTCTGAACATCAAATAAAGAGATGTTCCACTCATTCAAATCTCCATTTGAAGTATTGTATGAACCAGACTCTAATCTAAAGTCATAAACTCTAGCAACGCCAATTTCTGCACCAGCAGGTTCTGTTTGAGCAGCACCAACTGCACCATCAACAGATCCAACTCTTTCATCTCTTAAACTCAAAACATAAGTATTTCCCGCACCAACTAAAGGTGCTCCATACACTCTATTCAAGTTGAGAGTTGAACCAGTATTATAGAAAATTGATTGGTTCTCAATTGTTTTTGTAGTTCTTGGTTTAGGTAAGTCGAGTAGAGTCGATCCTACTGTTTCAATCTCATATCCCTTTACATATGCCTTTCCAGGGGAAACTTGATATAGAGCCAAATCAGTAGATGGAACTGAACCTCCTGAGGTTACTTGATCTGCTTCTAAAAGACCTCTATTTCCTTCTCCATCATTCAGAGATTCTTTGACAACAATGTCAAATGGTTTTACATAGTAGTTTCCAGATTCATCATAAGTTCTTCTTGCAAGTTCGTCATTGATGACACTGTACTGAGAAGAAGTTCTAATAGTTTTTAAAATGCCATTTTCTACGGTGGCAAGTTCTACAAAGTTTTCGTCATTGAAATCTGTCAGAGACTTCTTGAAGAGAAAAACGCTAACTTTGAGTCTATCTGCACCAGGTGCAGCATAGTTATTATACCCTTGAGAATTGTCGGTCAGAGTCTCATCTTGATCTGGAGTGACAATCTCCTCATTAATGTAAAGACCAATTCTATATGAGGGTGAATTTGTATATTGATCTAGGATTAGAGTTTCATCCTCAACATTTACAAATTGACCTCTTATAAAGTAAACTCCGTTGGAGATTGAAAATGCTGAACCAGTTGAAGTCGCACTAGTGGCAATTGTTGATCCAAATGCTTCTCCACTTGCAATGACTTCATTTCCTAGAAGTCCACTAACAATATCTCCCTCTGCACTCAGAATTTCACCATCGGCAAATACTTGAGTCGCGTTGTTTTGAGTACTTGACCCAAGATAGTTCAAATAGAGAGTAGGATTTCCTCTCTCAGAATCCGAAGAGGTTAGAATGCTACTGACAATTGCGGTAACACCAGAAGTTCTTCCAGTAATCTTAAGGCCAATTAATTGATCAATATACGCATCAATAGGAACACCTTGATGCGTTGTATTTAGTTCTACCGCAAAGTAATTTCTACTATATGCAGTGTTTCCGGGAATTACTTTCCCACCTTCTTTGAAAAAATGTTGACCAAATCTCTCAATCTGATTCTGAAGAATCGATTGGAGCGCTGTTAATTCTCTAGCCTGAACTGGATATCCAGGTTTAAACAATACCCTGTGATAGTTGTCCGTTGGATCAAAATCATCATAGTATGGGGCAACATTGAGATTGGTGATTTGCGACATAATTCCTTAGAATTGTAATATAACCTTGATGTCTTCTTTTTGATTGGTTGATCTTGTCACAGATGGTCTATTGTCAACATAAATGATGTTTCCAGAGTATTTTGCAACCTCAGGGTTTGCAATTCCATTAGTAAATGATTGACCAAGGTAGAATGTTCTATTATTTATTACGGTTGATACACCCGTAAAAGTACTATCAATGGATAAACCTTCAGCGACAGTTCCTCCAATAATTTTCAGAGAACCATCTCCAGTCGGTGATGAAGTAAAATCAACTTGATCAAATCCATACTGCGGATTTGTAATTGCAGCACCAACAGTATTGAAACCAGATTGTGATCTATCTTGCCATACTTTTAAAACACCAGTAGATTGATCATAACTTACAACCCTAGCAACAGCAGTAGTTCCAGTTGAAACTGTTTGTGTTACAAATGAATCAGCATCATAACTAGCAGAACTATAACCAATTCCAGTCAATCTAAGGGCAGTTACCGCACTTGCTTTATCTGCGGTAAGAGGAGTATTTGTTCCAAAAGTGTTCGGTTTTTCTACAATACCAACTCTTGCAATTTGATTTCCTGTAACAAAGTCGGGATTTTGAATGTCATTCTCAAATCTGGAGTACATGAGAACATTTTTTGCTCCCAATTCTCTATAAATGTCTGCTCCATGGCCACCCTGCGGAGAAATGATGACATCAAAGGTTGGTCTTGTAGTTCCAGTTGGAACTCCACCAGCAACTAAATCTATATTACCATAAGTATATCCCGAACCTTGAGATGAAACTACAACAGATGCAACTTGGGAGTCGGCATTCATCGTAATTGTACACTCCGCACCTGTTCCGTTTCCTTTGATTGGAACATTAGTGTAGACTGCATTTGCAGTTCCTAGTGCTACACCTCTACCGGTGATAACTACCGTTTTAATTGATCCATCTACAGCATTATCCCGAACAGATGCATTTGTTGTTGAATCTGCCCAGTCAGATGGAACAGGAATATAATTTGTAGAATCAAACTTAACAATGTCTGCTGGCGCAATAGTGTACAAATATTTCCAAATATATCCGTCTCCGCTAGAACCAGCAGCCCTTGGTTCTAAGTCTACAAATGTTGGTTCATCAAGAGATGGAGCTCCATTTGGAGTCTCTGGAGTTGTTCCGTTCTGAAGGCAAACATAAACTCTATAGTCACTGTTCATTACATAAAATGATGCCCCATAAAGATTAGTTGCTCCAGATACTTTCGCAGTATTTGAAGTGTTGTAATCATGACGATACATGTCAAATGTATTGCCAGATTTCCACTCGATTTTTGGAACTACTAATCTTACATCACTACTCGTAATTTTTTTCAGTCCAATCATGGTCTCCCAGATTTCATTCTCATTATCAAAATTATCTACAGGAGATGGAGGACTGTTATCCCAATTTGACTGAATATCGGTAGCGTTTGGCAGTCCAATAAAAGAGTAATAAGAACTACCAGAAGTAGTGATGCCGGCAAGAAAATTTCTTGCATTCAATATTCTAATTTGATCAGTAATTATTGCGGCCATTTTGCTGGGGTTTTTACTTATTTATTAGAGGTTTAATAACTAAATTTTATTTAGTTGTTATACATCATAATTGGATATCTTCAGTGGCACAAATCTTCTGATTGTAGCGGAGGTTGAAATTCCAGTTACGCCATTTTCATTATAGAAGTTGAAGTCAGATGATGAAGTTCTCGCCGTGGTGTTAATTTTACCAAAACTATAATCTCCAAAATAAGTGTTTACTCCAACATCGGTGAAGTCATAACCATTGTAACTCAGAACACTAACAGTAATATCGTTAACCGTAGTAGAACCATATCCAGGGAGAGTCTTTTGGGTAGTTGCTGTACCAACAACCTCATAAACATTATCAATGCAGGTGGTTCCTACTCCAACTGCAACTGCATTTCCATATTTGAGTGAAGTAACACCAAATCCGATGTTAGAGTTTCTAACAACAAAGAAGTCACCAACCGCAAGACTGCTAACAGTAATTGCTGTTCCTACCAGAGTATCATTTCTTAGTGCAGAATTAGTAGGAATAAACATACTTAGAATCAATCCAGTAGATGCAACACCAACAATGCTAGTAGTTGCTACTCCAACAATAGTTCCAAAGTCACCACTATAAGTAATTCCCGCATTAAGTCTTTCAGCAAGAGCTGCTGGAGATTCAATAAGAACAACTGGTGGATTTGATTGTGAGTATCCAGTCTTGGCAGTACCTAGAGTGATTGAAGTTACGACCCCAGCAGTGATAGATGCCGTTGCAGTTTGTCTTTGCTCAGACCCAAGCCCAACAGGATTTCCAATAACAACAGTAGGTGCTGTGGTATATCCAACACCACCATCAGAGATTAAAATTGATGTGATTGTTCCCGCAGAACCAACAATAGCAGTAGCTGCTGCTCCTACTCTTGCATCTTGTGAGACTAACAGAACATCCTTCTGGAAAGACAGTGATGTTCCACTCTCATTGTCTTGATTAAACAGAACTTGAACATTCTCGACATAGATATTTGTTGAACCAACTCCAACAGTCTGAATTATATTAGTTGTTGGGAAAATATTTGCTTTATATTGAGGTCTGTCCTTACCTACTCTTTCTCCATTAATAATCTTGTCTTCAGTTTGTTTGCACCAAGTAACCGGTCTTTCCATAGTGATGTTATTCGCAAGACCGGGACCATAGTATGCATTTGTAGTTACTTGTTCCGTGGAATCAATGCTGTAAACAAGTCTTCTGTCCTCATCAAAGTAAGATGACTGTCCTCTTGTCGAATCATAATCAATATCTAAAGTATCACCTTCTTTGACAGTCTCAAGGATATCGACGGTCTTAACATCAACAGCTCCATTTCCTTTGTAGAAAAGAATATCCACAGTGTCACCAGGTTCTAATGGTTCTGGGAATACAATTGTACTTCCTCCATTAAAAATATATCCTTCACCTGGTACTTGAAGAATGTTATTGACGAGGACAATTAAGACATCTTGAATAACAATACTTGAACCCTTAGATGCAATAATAGAAGTAATGCTTCCATCAATTTTGAGTTGGAAATCAGTTTTCTGCCCATCAAATTCATCATCAAAACTATCCATTGTTTGAAGTTGACCAATAGACCATCCAGCAAACTTATCCGAATAAATCTTTTCGATATTGATAGTAAATCTTTCAAAATCACCACCAAGAGTTGGATTTGTTGGAATTCCTGTAGGACCACCCGTGGGAAGAGTCAAGAATTGACCTGCTCCATATCCAAATCCAGTGTTAGAAATTTCAAAGTCAACAATATCAGAACCAAATCCAACATTAACATTAATTTTAGCTTGAGAACCAACTCCAGTTGAAGGTTCAGCAAGACCATCAGTTTGATAGACAAGAGGAATGTTCTCATAAGAAAGTGGGTCTTCAATAATCACTTCTGGTGGATTTATAGAAGTATATCCCTCACCAGGACTTGTTATATGCACTGTTTCAAGAAGGTGTCCAGCACTAATAGTAGCGACACCAATATGAGTTACTGTTTGAATACCAACAGAACTGCTTGCGACACCAACGCGAACAATGCCAACTGATGGATTGAAAACCCTGACGAGGACAGAAGTGCCTGCTGGAATATCAAGAGAAGATACACTACTAATACCTATAGTTACCGAAGTTGTTCCAAAACCAGTGATTGTAGTTGGTCTGCTGAAGAAAGTTCCAACGCCAATTGAGGTCGCAGCCCCAGCATTAAATTCAAGGAACTTAAATACGCTATTTTCATTATTAAGAGTGATTGTCGTGCTGCTAGCAGCAACTGTTGTTGCCACACTGGTAAGAACATCATATTGTGTAGATGCTCTATATCCAGAACCTGTACTTCCAATAGTGATGGCAGAAATAGTTCCAGCGACAGATACTGTTGCTGTGCCACCAGCAGAGACGAGAGGTTGATAACCAAATCCACTAGAAGAACCAACAGAAACTATAACGCCACCAATAGGAAGATTAGAAGAATTTACATCATTGGTGATAGTTTGTCCATCATTAACAAAGATTGCAGATGTAATACCTGCCTGTTCTGCAAGAGTGAAGTTTTGATTTAACCCTGGAATTTGAATGATATCGTTAATTAGGATAATGGCGTTGTCATCTTCATATCCAGTAGTATCCGAACCACTAGACTTTAATGCGAATGTGTCATTAGATCCATTAAATTGGTCAGAAATGTCATCAAAGAGATAATTTGTGCCATATGTTCTGGTAATTGATCCTGGAGTTCCAGATCTTAAAAACACTCTTCCTTGGAATGTGGAACTGGTTTCAATTCCAGTCCAATCTCTCTCCGATGGTCTAACGAAATTGATATCAAAAACAGGAAGATTTCCATAAGGAGCTTCGACAAAATTTAGAGTATTATTTACAATATTGTAATTTCCCTGAACCTTAGTTACAAGTGCTCCAGTAGAATAACCTGCTCTTCTTGTTCCAAGCCATGCTCTTTGAACTCTTACGATATTTGTAGAACCAACGCCAACTGATTCCACTTTCATAATTTCATCACCGATCTGAATTAAGTCACCGCCAGAAATAGATCCAATTCCACTCATATACATGGAACTTTGACTTGAGAATAATTGATCACTCAAAGAAGAAGTAAGCGCAGTTGCAACGACTGGAGACTGAATATAGTTATCAATAGCAATTAGACACTTAGTATTTTGGTCATTTGCAGTAAATGTATGTGAAGTTCCAATACCGACTGTAGTGATGTCAAAATAATCGGTTGGTACAGGTGCCAGTGCCTTTTCTGCAGTATCTGTAAGTCTAATTTTATTGGAATCAATTTTAATTACATATACATCTTCTGGAAGTTTGTCAGTGTTACCAATTCCAGAAATGTTTGTTAATCCAATACCAATATTTTCCGTTGTTCCTGCACCTGGAGTAGAATAAGTTAATTTTTCTCCCGTTACAAAGAAATGATTTGGTATTGTAATTGCATTTTGAATTTCAATTTCTGTACTAGAACCAATAACACTTTCATCAGTGGAATCAATGTACCTTTCAAAAACATCATAACCACCATATTGGAGCCTAAATGCTCTTCTGATATCTACATGAGTTCCTGAATATGAACCATACTGAGTATCAATATAAGCATTATTAAAATTAATATCTACACTAGCAGAACCATCATCATCATGTTTAATATAATTGTAGAAGGTTTTTACTTCAGCATTAATTCCCGAATTCGGTGTGAATGTCAATCTAACGATATCGCCATCAACAGTTGCGCCAAAAGTACCAAGACCCGCTGAAGAAACGCCATCGCTAGTTATTACTCCATATTCGCTTAGGAAAGTATCTTCAAAGTCAGGGCCCTTATCAACTAGAAGCAATTCGCTCAACTGATGCTGATTATTATCTGGGTCAGATATCTGAACAATAAAGTATGCTCCATTATATGTTCCATTATCAAACTCTGCGATTGCATTTTCGGTTGGAGAACCACTAGATGCAATAGAAGTTGGTAAAGCGCCTATTTCTGCATGAGTTAATCCGAAAGATCCAACACCAACCCCCTCACTTGAGATTGCAACAACCACTGTATTGACAGAAGATGCTATTGATACATTTGGTGTAAAGTCTACCTTAACATTAGACCCATCAATATATGCATTATATGTGCCAAATCCAGTATATCCTCCAGACCAAGCATCAAGGCCAATGGTTGACAGTTCGCCATATTCAACCAAATCTACAGTAGTACCATCGTGGATGAGATTTATTTCATCATATTCATAATCATTGTCAACAGTTTTTACTTGAACAAGAATTTTGGCTGCTTGATATGTACTCGCAATACTTACAATATTTGTAGTTGTGCTAACAGGAACAGATTCACTAGTAGTTGTTATTTTAACTGCCCCACCATAATGAGCAGTTCCAATACTAGTAACAACATCACCAATATTATACGAAAGAGTGAATATATTATATGGATTGAACTCATATTTGTTTGGGTAGAATTGTAGAACACCATCCGTCCCATCAAGAGAATAATCAAAAGAGCCCAACTCTGTTTCTGTGCTTGTTATAGCATATTGATTCAAATATCCGGCACCAAGTTTGTCATGAAGAACGCTAACAATTTGAATCTGAGCTTCCGCAGTATTGTCTGGATCTTGAATATAAGTTACGAACTTATGGGAATGTGCATCTCTAATTGACCAACGAGCAACTTCACTAAATCTAGTTGCCCTTGGTCTACTATTAAACTGACCTGCCACATTGTCAACATTAAGAACCCTGTTTCCTACAGACTCTTCATAATCGGTCAAAATTTTGTTTTTAAAGTTTATTATATCAGAGAAACCAGACTTATTATTTTCAGTTACAATATCAAAATTAGTTACGCAATTTAGATCAGGATATCCAATAAAATCAATAGTATTACTAAAGTAGGATTGTGTCGTTCCCAATCCAACTATTGGATTAACTTCTGGAGAATTTTCAATAATAAGATCAGAGAATCTCTTAAATCCAGATGTATGATTTAAAGACCCAACAAGATCATCCCAAGTTTCTAAATCAACTTTAGATCTGAGAGAATAAGAGAACTTTTGGTAATAATCACTATCCTGAATAACTTGTCTAGTATCATTTAAGAATCCAGTGATATCTTCCCATCCAGATTCAACTCTGGAAGTAGCAGCAATATCATAACTTGAATCAGATTTAATAATTGATGAAATAGTTCCTCTAGTTCTAGAAGATTGTCCTTCAACAATATGCCCCTTTGTAAAATCTCTGTTGGCTCTAATCTTCAGATATCCATTATTGTTGTCCCACCTTTCAACAACACCGGTTGCATTTTCATCGCTGAGTGAAATAATATCTTCACCAATGATAAAGTCGGTTGTTGTCAGAGTAACATCAAAAGTTGGGAAGTGCTTTTTGGGAATAATTCTTCCAGCAGACCTAGAAGAGCTAAATGTCCCTGGAGATTCTCCAGTCGAAAGATATCCATCAAGACTGAATGTTACAATACCAATTCCACCAATATTTTCATTAATATCAGAAACAACGAATAACTTATAATTATAGTTCTCAGAATTATAACCCCTACCAGTGTTTACAATCTCAACAATACCTTGTGGATTAGTTGATGCAATTCCAACACTAGTATTTTCAATCATAATTTCATCACCAATCGCAAATGGGAAAGCACCAACAGTGCTGATTCCAGATGCCAAAGTAACAGTGACATTTTTTGTTCCAGAATCATATGACATGGAACCTATTCCCATGCCATTACTATTTTTAGTTGCGAGAAGTATTGGTTTGACATAAGAAATGCCATAAGTATTGCTTACAATTTCGAGTTGATTTGAACCAAATTCAAATCTCAAATCAACTTCAGTCTTTTGCTCTCCAGTCTCACCATCAAGTAGAATAATCTTTGGTTCAAGTGAACCATATCCATATCCATAAGATGTAACGCCAACAGTATCAAGAACTCCAAGATTATCAATCTTAACAATTTCAGGGAGCTTTGCACTTGGTCTCAGTGTCTTATCGGATGGATAATCAAAACCAATATCTCTAAGTTTTGTCTTATTAATAGAACCTATTGTATTGCTTTTAACTTCAAAAACGGCATTTGAACCAATTCCACTAACAACTCCATCAATTGATGGAAGTTTATAATAATTTGCACCTTTATTAAAGGTTTTTAATTCCGCAATAGAACCAATACCTGTTGCGGAATCGGTGCTGTAATTAATAATAGCCGTGCTTGAAGTGTATGATGTTCTTTCTGGAACTTCCTCAAGAAAATACTTGAAAGAAGTTGAAGATTCTATAGAAACACTATGTTTTCCAGAATAATCACTATTGAGAACTTGAAGTTGATTATATCCAACAACTTCTGGGTCACAAACAATTAAACTCTTTTCTCTTGGGATCAAATCATTTGAAATTGGAATCAACTTGTAATACAGAATTTTTGGAAGTTTATTACTTGTGGTTAAAGTAACTTTTCCATCTACACCAACAGTGCCAGTAGTTAACACTTCAAAATCTTCACTATCAGCAACTTTATCGTATTCTGTATCAAAATTGCTATCAGCATATAGTGTAAATTTAAAAGCAGGATACTTAATAGAATTTCTACTGAAGGTCAGACTAGAATCTGAAAGGTCAAATTCAACTGTAGTGTCTTTATAAACTTTAATAGGTGGATTGATTGGAGAAAGTTCTGAATCTGCCGCAGAAGTAATATCTACAATTGTTGGAACTGAACTGATTGAATCATAATAAGATTCTGACAACCTAATCTTATCTTTATCGACAATCACAACATAGTAAATTTTCTCATCCACTAAACCACCAGCAGGAGTGGACGCGGTATAAATTACCGATTGCCCTAATTGATATCCATGATTTTCAATCGTGATTTCATTTGTTTCTACATTTATTTCACCTGCAGAAATTTCTTTCTTATCGATAACAATTCGATTATTATAATCATTATAAGAAACTGCAAAAGATGTAGTGATTGATGGTCTTACATCAACATAAACATTATCTAAAACAGTCAATCCATGGGTGGCTGCAGTAGACACTGTAACGATATTTTTAAATGCAGAGACTGAAACTACATTTGGATAGTTTGTGGCAAAACTATGATTTGACCCTTGTCCATATCCTGTGAAGTACAATAGACCCTGATTTGCATTAGTAGAACCAATACCAGTAAATGTTCCAGTAGAGTTTAAACCAACTCTGACTGTAGAAACACCTATTTGGTCTTCGTTAATTTTAGCCACGAACAGTTTCTGTTGATCGGCAAGAGCAAATGTAGAAACTCCTGCTGTAGAAACGCCAATAGATTCATCCTGATTATTCAGTTTGTAAATTAATTCGTCACCAGTTTTAAGTCCATGTCCTGGAAGATACAATGTCTGTGTTGGGAGGAATATGTTAGTTGCGCCAGACCCTGGATTAACGAAAGTAATTGTAGTTCCAATACCAACTCCAGAACTCATACCAAGTGCTAAAGTATTTTGAGGGTCAAAATACAATTCCTTATTAAGTTTGAAGTCAAATGATGTATTAAATCCTACTTTAGCAGTGAATCTTCTGGGTTCTTCATAGAAAATTGTTGTCGCCGTATGAGCGGCACCAGAAGTTCCAAGAACTTCTCTAAGAACTCTAATTCTCGAAGATACTTTATCAATATTGAGAACTTTTACTTTTTCGTCTTCAATTTTAAAAATATCATTCTCAACAATATTATCAATACCAACGCCGTAAATGTTGAAGTAGGTTACGATTCCAGTGGCTGCAGTATTACCAACACCTTCTCTAAGAACTAAAGTAGAGGTGGTAACTCCAATATTATACTTACCCGTCAGTTTAACTGCTGTTGTGCTTAATCCGGCAATAGAAACAAGTTCTTTATTCAGAAGTTCATGTGGAGAACTTGCACTGAATGAATATTCTCCGGTTTTTCCTGTTGGAATGACTTCTACAGAACTAATAGATGTAGTTGCACAACTGATAGATGATACAGATTTGCCTCCAACTTTTGATACTCTAACATCAGCATTATATCCGCTGGTGTCAGTATTATTGAAAATTAGACTATCGCCAACCTTATAATTTGTACCTCCAGTAATAATTCCTACATTATCAACAGTGCCTGGAGTTGCAAAAGTAACTTTCGATAATTGATTAGAGTTTAATCTGAATGGGCTTTCAATATAATCATAAGAAATTTCCGTTTCTTCCAGGTTATAATATTTTGTGTTTCTTAACCAATTATTTGCTTCAACATCATAATCATCATGGTTTGATGATTTAAGATAACTTAGATTTGAAGGTTTTGATTGTAAAGCATTACCAATTAAATATGGAAACTCTGGAACTTTATAGTTAGTAAATACTCCCTGACTTTCTGGATTTTCTGACAGCGTTGCAAAATACGCATAAGTTCCATTTGGAAATTCTGGAGTAATACAAAATCTTCCATTATTTTCGTCAAGAACTGCATCACTTGCAGAATTTACATATTCATAATCTTCAACAAAAAATCCTTCTGGAAATACTGAAACTGGAGGCCTATTTGGTCGAAGTTTTAGTTTATATCCAGTTTTCATCTGGACAATGGTTCCACCATTTTTCTTCAAATAACCAAATGGACCATAAATTGGATTTCCATCATATGCCCATCCAATAATTGGTGAGTGATTTCTTGATGTTATCTTTTCCGCACCATTATCTAACACCAAATCTGGCGAGTTGTATATTATAGTCCCATCTTGGTTATTTTGATATAATATTTTTCTCAGATTCCTTGGTGCATATAAATTTGCACACTGAAGTCCATTTTTTTCATTGAGGCCAGGAACGATAAAACTATCATCCGAGGATATATTTACAAGTTCTTTTGCAAACTGGTTTACACCCCACCTTTGTAGTTTTGTTCTGAATACTGCTTGAGAACCTGGGTATTCAATGTCAATAACAGTATCAGATTGTGAATAACCAGTTCCACCCCTAATAACAGTTACTGAAGATATTTGGCCACCAGAAATAACGGGAGTGATTACGCATCCTTGACCGCTTTCTGAGTTTACTGTTAATTTTGGAAGTGCATTAACATTTTTTCCACCATTATTCACAATTACTTGAATAACCTTACCATTAGCAATGACAGGTGTTAATTGAACATCAGAACCAACCTGAAGCACAACATCTGGTTCTCTATAGTGATTGAGAACTTCTGAAGAACCATACCCAACACCTTTGTTTACAAGATTAATCGCAGTGATACCGCCCCTTACGATTGGAGAAACTCTTGCTTTGAAAGTTTCTGAACCAATAGAAGAAATGCCAACTTTTCCTATAACAGATACTGAAATCTCTGGATAGTTAAAATGGTGAATTCCAGTGTCAGCATCAACAAATAATGATGTTATATTTACATACTGCTTAGTTCTGTAATATAAATCTTTATCCGAATTTGGGCCAACAGAAGATAACTTAATAGTATTTTTATCAACTACTGTGGTGTAGTATTCTGTTCCATCAACTAATCCACCTATTGCATAAGAATCAGCAGAATATTTAATTTTTTCACCGGAAGAATATCCATGAGACTCAATAGTAATCTCATTCAGTGCAGTTGATAGACCTACAGCGGTTGTTTTTCTATTTTGATATTCGGTTCCTGGATTCGCTATATCAACAGAAGCAACAACTTTCTTCAAGTCGGTTGCAAGAAGAGTGTGTCTACCAGAGCCATAACCAGTGAAAATTACTGTATTAATACCAGAAATAGCATCATCTTTGGTTTTGTGTAATTTTACATTAGTGTTGCTTTGAATATTGACATAATAAAATCCACCTGTGGTAAGACCAGAAATCCCATTCTGACCATTTGATTGGTAGATTACCCTCTCATAATTTCTAAATTTATGATATGTTGAAAATCCAATAGCAGAAGTAGAAGCAATAGTAACAAGACCATCGACTTCTGCTGAGTTAAAGTCTGCCTTATGTTTAACTAAAGTTGTATTAGCACTTGCGGAAGCATTTTTTCCATTTCCGCCACTAATTTCAACAATAGGATCTTCAATATAATCAAAACCACCATCTAATAGATCAATTCTAACAAAAGAACCACTAACAGCAGCATTCGCTGTAGCGCCAACTCCGGCATTATCTGAAATAACAACATTTGGCGGAGAAACTACATCGTAACCACTACCAGATGAATCTACAGTAATAGATTCAATTTTTCCATAATCAATTCCATCAAGAGACTTATAGTTTAGAATTTCTACCCCATTGAGGAGTATTCCATTTTTTGTTCCAGGTTCTGTTATAGTTTTACTTAGATCATTATTTTGTCCTGGAATCTCTCTAAACAATTTTTGATTGTTGAGAGTTTTATTCTTATGGATATAAAGTTCAATAGTGTTGTCAGTAACCGAAATTGGTTCTGTGGAAACATATTCTTCATTATAGAGTTGAGATCTACTCTTAGCTAACTTAATAGTTGTAGAATCTGCAAGACGCTTTACAAAATACACTCCTTCTTTGGCAATGCCAGTTTGAACTGTTGAAGTAGTAACTGTGTTGCCGTCAATATCGGTACTAGTTGTTGTTATCGTTTGTGGAGTGTAATAAACAAGGTCTCCAGTGTAGAACCCATGGTCACCAGATGATATAATTTTAAATGTATCTGTGGTAGCAGTTCCTGTTGATGGAAATGTTCCACTAAATGTAACTTTAGTTTTTCTAATTGCGAGTTCTTCCCCAGAATAACTTGGAATAGAAGAAGACGCAACTAATGTAGAAGTTCCTTTCTTGTATACATTTTGAACATTTGATGCAATATTGGAGATATCATAATTCTTTGCATCTCCTTTGGAAATATTTCTTCTAATTACAAGAGAATCTAAAGGAACATTATCTAAGTTTCCTTGATCTCCGATTGTAATTTGATTTGCAGAGTTTACCGAATAAACCCTTGAAGTTGATGAGTAATTACTTCCAGTGATTCTTAGAGTATCACCAATTCGGAAAATATGCTCATTATTGAGAGTAAGTTTATATCTAAAATTAACTAAATTAATTTTCTCTAATTTTTCTACTTCGTAAGTAGTTGCAGCATTTAAAATCCAAGTATTGGATGCAGCATCGTTAGCTGTCAACCCAAGAGTTTTTACTCGGATGGTATCGCCCTTCTCGTAGTACCTGTTATTCAACTGCTGCGACATATCTGCCTTGAGACTTTTTTACTTATTTAGTAACCATATCCACCGCTTCCGCCACCTGAAGAGGAGGAACTTCCTCCTCCACCACTACTAAAAGATGTGCTGGAAACTATGCTTGCAGAAGCAGAAATGCTAGAAGAACTGCCACCAGTTCCAGAAGTTGATGCACTGTCTTCTCCAAGATTCTTTAAACTGGATTCTTTAGTATCATAGATGTAATCATGTGGACTCGAAACATGTTTTGCCCCAACCATTTTTCTTCCTCTATGGATATGATATGGTCCATAATATGGTTTTCCTTTTACCCAACCAACTTGCTCTCCTACATGATAACCACTTAAAACATTAACAATTCTGACAGTCACCACAGTTTCATCATCTAAAACAACCGTAGCAAAAGTATTAATACCAACCACACTTTTATCCGAAATTGTATCTGTAACTCCACTAACACCATAGAATTGAGTTATTGATTTTGATGCATATGAAACTATTCCAGTAGTTCTATCATCATAAGTCACAATTAACTCTCCAGAAGTTGGGAAACCCACTGTTGAATCAACATCAAAAGTTGTGGAGGAAGATGTATAGTTTCCAATCAGTTTGGTTTTTGGATATGCAACAAATTCTCCATATTTTACGCCATCAAACTGAAGGTCTCTATTGTAATTTGCATCAAAACTTATTCTATAATAATCTGTAGTTGCTCCACCAACAAGAACACGCTCTACATCAGTAATTGGTGCGTATGACTTATTGATTAAATCTTTGTATGCATATTGATACAGAGTATATCCCCTAATATCCATCACATTACCTGAAATTGGCTCAACAATCATATCTTTTGTAATTTTATATAATGATTGTGATGGCGAAAGTAGATTTTCCGCAGGTTTTATGATATTGACTTCTTCACCATAAAGTGCTTTGAATAGAATCTTAAAAGATTGATCAGTTCCCTTTGATGTATAAAAATCCTTTGCCTGTTTTACAAAGAGGTTCTTATTAATTTTGTCGGATAATGTAGTATCTTCAAGTCCAGGCAAAAATTGATGTTTTACTTTCTTAAAAAATCTTGATAGGAAATCAACACTTAAATTTTCTACAGTTGCTTCTGCATCATGGCTGCTAGAAATAGTATTTGAGAAAGTAAAAGTCTCATTTACATCGTTTTGTGAATAACCTTGGAAACCACGAATACAACCAGTAAAACTAAAACTATTCTTTCCAGTATAAGTTATAATTTCATTATCAATTTTAATTAATCCATATTCATCAGGAAAACCATTCGTGTTTGACACATATATGATATCATCATAGTATGTAATGTCACTTCTCAGAGAAACTGACTTAGTAACATTTGCATTATTGTTTAACTTGATATATCGATCAATATTTTGCAGTAAATCAAGAGGAGCACCTTGAAATTCTTGGGAAAGATAATATTGGGATAAAAATTCTCCCAAAAGAGGAAACTCATCCCGAACATAATCGGGAAGTTGATTCTTTACAATAGTCTTGAAAGGAACTCTAGTCTGTGTCATTTTATGGCCTTACCAACAAACCTCTGTTATAGTCGTAACTTGAAGAAACGACATATGATGATGCGGATGGGTCTAGCCCAGAAGCAATAGAATCATTTACCATCTCAAAAACACTATTATTAACATCTAATTGCAAGTACAAATCTTGCAATCCAATCACATCATTTGATTGTGGTGTCACTACAATTTGAATTGTTGATTGGCCATCAATAACTTTCTGAGTTGATTGAATGTTGATTGGATTTAGGGTAATAACTCCTTTCACATAATCAATTCTTCCAACATTTCTCCTAACAATCGTTGGATCAGTTGCATTTGGATTTTGGAGCGTAAACAAGAACAAAGAACCATTCGTTCTGTTAGTATTTGGAATGTCTCCAAGGTAAACATTTTGTGTAATACCAGCAACCTTGAATGCACTAGAGCGAATATTATATCCACTCATCCTTGAAATGTGGAGTTGATTGCCGAACCCTATAGAGTACTCTGCAAGGGTGTTGAGGGCAGCCCTGACATCTCTACGCATCGATACAGCGGTGATATTTGAAGTGATTGATTCATGACTATCATCAATAATTTTTAAGAATTTACTATACTTAAATCTTGCACCATACTTATTGAGTTCACTTGAATCTGCATATGACTCAATATTATTTTGTATTATGGAAGAAACTTCAGAGGCAGATGATGCTTGATTGCTGTTGTAATAAATCTTGGAAGATACCTCAAGGTAAAGATACTTGAGGTCTAAAATTTCTGGAACGATTCCTGCAACTGCATATTTTTTCAAATCTCTCTTAATATTCTCTTTGACGAGATTTGGAAGAAATTCACCTGTTCTTGGTTTAATACTAATAAAAACTTTTCCATATTGAGGAGGAACTAACTCTTCACCACCAAATACAGAAATAGATTCTGTTTCTGGATAGATTTTTGCCGGAATTAGAGTTTCATAATCATTTGCAGTTAAAGCTCTGTTCTGAGAAGCATAGATTCTAGGAGCAAACTTTTTAATCGAATCTACTTTTTCAATAACATCTCCACCAGTAGCAGAAATATCAGTTGTGAGAATTGAAATTCCTTGAGAAATAGTATATGTAACACCATTTCTCACATAAGACATTCGACCATTGAAGGCAAAACTACTTAATCCATTAGAACCACCGCCAGAAGTGGTCAAATAAGTAATTTCAACGACATTTCCTTCACTTAGTGCCTTGCCAAAGATCCCATCACCAAAAAGTATTTCATATCTTTCGTCTTCTACCTCTTGTAAGAAGAAAACTCTTGAATCTCCATCAATATCAAATAAACTATCTTGTTTTGTGTAGGTTCTTTTTGCAGTAGAACTATTTGTTCCTACTCTAACACGGATTAAATCAGTATCTGCCCCAGGATTGTTGATTAAAAATCTCTGATTTGGGTTTCTTGAACTATAAGTATATGATTCGGTAATATATGTTCCTTCATAAATCGGTAGTGTATCAAATGATGCTTCTCCATTCACTACAGGAACTGTTATATCATCCATAATGGAGAATATATAAGAATTTCCACCAAAAGTACCTCCCGATGTTGCGATTGGGCCCTTATTCAAGGTAATTGATGTTGGTGCTGGGGTAATTCCAGTAGTATCAACGAAAAAACTAATAGTTGCTCTTGAAGCTTTTCTTGATCTTGGGGTATATCCAATATTTCTTGCAAGCGAAACAACATTTTCTCTTAATGTTGCGCTATCAATGAAACACTCATTTGATACCATATTGGCATTGTATGATGCCAAGTAAGTATTGTATGCTAAAACATCTAAAATTGTGGACAGGTTAGACCCTTCAAAGTCATAGTCCGTAAAATTAGAATTGTTTCTTAGATATTCTCTAAGTGTAGATTTAATCTGGGCGAAATCCAGATTTGCGTAGTTTACTAGTGCCATTTATCGAGTTGATTCTAATACAAACTCTAACTGTTGAGGTGGTATATCAACTCCAATAATTCTGTAGATAATAGTTACATTAAAACCGTTGTTATCGAAATCAGGATCGACCACAACGGAAGATAATGAAACTCTTGGTTCATAGTTAATGATGGAGTTTTCTATTTCATCTCTAATCGTCACTGCAGTAATGTTATCAATGTTTTCAAACAGTGATTGACTAATGTTTGATCCAAAATCTGGATCAAAAAACTTTTCACCAGGAGCAGTAAAGACAATGTTTCTAACAGATCTTGCGATTGCAGAAGCATTATTCAAAGCAATGACATCATATGTAAGGGGATTGGCCTTAAATGATGCACTAATATCTTTGAAACCTTGACTTACCCTTTCTAAAGGCATTATCTATAATTATATTATAAGTTCTGACTTATTTATAGGGGCAAATCTCATTCGTAAAGTGGTTCTGGATCACTTTGAGGATCAAATAATTCACCCTCTTGTTGCAATTTCTTCTTTTTAGGTGTCAAATCATCATTTGAGATTTCACGAAGCATTTTTTGATGATTATGATTAGCTAAATTGTCTAAAAAATCATTCATTTTCGTTCTCCTTAGGTAAATTTTCGCGTTCTTTAGCAGTTTTCCAAAAATATTCGTCCTCACGACCCATTCCAAGTCGATCAAAACCATTTTCAACACTATAATATTGAGTTGATACCTTAAAATCAGGCATTTTGGGTTCAACAGGTGTCAAACTATTATCAAAAATACGCATTCTATTGTTTGGATAGAGTGCATATTGTCCATTATTCAATTTAATGAGGTTATGAGACTTATGTTCAGCTGGATTTTCACTGGTTGCATAATCAATTACATCACAATCTTGATGATAGTTATCAATTGTGCAAATATATTCGCCTTTTATTATACCATGATCGCGAGTATAGCACTCAAAATCCATTGAACCAATAAATTGTTTATGAATTGATACCACACCATAATCCATACAATTCCAAAACTGTAGATTTGGTAGGTTCATATCAGGTGTAGGTGTTACTGGTTCACTTACAAAAGCACTAATAGGTAATTTATCATACATTGCAGCATATTCTGGTAAGTAAGTCTCAAAATAAAAAGCACGCCCAGGTATCGATTTACACGATACCCAAACGCCCTTTACAAATTCACCATGACCACTTTGATGATCAGTGAGATATTCTTTTCTTACCCATACTTCAACAGAAGGTAAGTTACAAATTAATGCTGACATAAAGTAACAAAGGATTGTTACATCTATTTACCTTGTCCACGATACATCTTCTTTTTACCATTACGGGAAGTGGCAGCATACTTAGTATGTTTACCTTGTCCTTGACGAGTATTTTTGGGCTTTGATTCAATAATCTTATTGCCCGAAAGACCAACTTTTGATCGTGCCATAATTAAATCTCCTTAAGTTGAATTTTTTGTGGTTCAATAGTACCTTCACCCGAGAAAAATTTTTCGGAGAAGTCTTGTAGAACCTCTGCTGCTTCTTCAAACGAGAGGTTGCTACAAATCATCTTATCCTCATAATATAAGTTAAAACGAGTCACGCTCAAATAACACGAGTTTTTTCATGCCCAACACGAATCCGAGGATCACACCAAATATCATAACCTGCTTCAATAGCATCAAGACAGAATGAGACATCCTCACCACACATGTCCTGAACACTTCCAGATTCAAAAACTTGCATCTTAGGTGCAAACCATGGATACTTCATCTTCTCATCCTCAAAGACACCCTTCTTAATCATAACCCATCCAAAACCAGTGTAGTCAACAGTAAATGGCTTCTTACGCTTCTGGATGGAATCGACAGTTTCGTGATTCATTACTCCACCATTCTTACGGAAATCATCCTCTTCTAACCAGTGTGCGACAGAAGTTGTGTGTCCATCCTCAGTGGCATACCACCCAGCAGTGATTTCACGCTCTGTGCCATCTTCTGAGATAGCAAGATCACAAAGCTGCCAAAACTTGTTAGTGTCAAATACAATATCACTATCAATCCACAGTTGATAATCATACTGCAACTTACCATCCCAAGGAATTTGATCAGGTCCACGCAATACATTCGCACCAAGTACCTTACATCGTGCAAAGTTTACCATTGAACTATAGTCTTGACTAATCTGAATGGCCATACCATTCTGTACCATGTCAAAACAAAGTTGAACAAAGTTCTTCAGAAAGATATATGATACTCCTCGTCCAGGTAAACAAAAAACAATCGTCTTGCCTTTCATTCGTTCTTTGATAGCAGCAATGTCCCACTCCTCTTTCTTTGTAGTAGGTGTGTTTGCTTTTACAGTAAATCCTTTTGCCATAGTTTTGAAATTACTTCAGTTCAATTATAACTCCTAGTATGTAGTCTGTCAATGGTTCAGTATGAATCATCACCTGCAGGTTCTATAGTGTTATTACCACCAGCTCCTCCCCAATACCTTGTACATTCCTCATAAGAAAGATCAGTGGGCGAATAATCAGTATGCAATAATCCTACTATTGCATTCAGTTCTGTCCACTTCTCAGTAAACTCATCTTCACTTAAATTGTTGTATATACACTTATTCTTTGTGTATATGTGATAAACCTTTGTGACGTTCATTTTACCTCCGGGAATTTTTTTCTACTTATTCAATTCATAATCGCATTATATATCAAAACAATAAAAAATCCAAGAGGTACTAATACCACCTTGGACATTGTTTTTGGATATCGAATACACCAACCTGCTAATACAACTTTCCAAAAATTCCAATACGGTCTCTTTTTCATATCCGGGATTTTTTTATGAGAGTGATATTTAGAGGTCGATTTGTCACCTCTGTAGGTTAGGGTAGTGAGGGGTTTTTATCACGCCGCCCGCGACGATATAAATCAACGCCGCAAATAACTGCTGGTCACGCACGCATCATTCTATCAAATTACAGGGGCAAAGTCAAGCTCTGCCCCTGCCACAGTTAGCATCAAAGTTCGTCGAACATTTGATCCATCTCGATAACATTGATTTTAGGGTCATTCCACTTAACACCGTCGCGAGTAGCTGCATGATTGAATGAACATGCTTCCAGACAATCAACAAAGGTACGATAATCCTTTGCCTCACGCGCTAAGTGATAAAGACCCTCATCATTACCGATCCAGAGTGCAACATTCCAAGTCTCATAATTGGTCCACCCGTTATAAGTGGTATCGGTGAGATTAGTCTGGAAAGTGGTGGTCATAGAAGTTTGAGTTGTGCTTACATAACTAGGACACTTTAGAGGCTACAGTTAGTAGCCCCTAAAGTACGATGATACTCAGAAGGTCACAGATTCCCCACTAACATAACTCACTGCGTCACCTTGATTGTCACTTTGCACATCACTCTCAATAACATCGAGGACTGCCAAGATGTCATCACCAGTGTTAGCAACTGACAGAAGACCAAGCATCATTTCGCGGGACATAATAACGAAGAAAAGTGAAGTAAACTGTGTGTCGAGTAGTTTATAGTCTTGCTCAGGACTTGACACCTTAACTATTAATAATCAGTGTCACCGTTGATGTACTGTTCCACATCAAATTTTCTATCAGTCATCTCAGGGATGTCATAGATTTCTCCAGGAGCATCAGCAATCTCTTGGAACATATCAAACACGGTGTCATCCATGTGGTTGTGAGTTGTGCTTACATAACTGAGACATTTTACCAGCTACAGTAGTGCTTACTTCCCCCTCCTGTAAGTTACTCTGATATTATAAAGCTTCTCAGCACTGATGTCAAGAATGTCGCGGAGATTGATGAGCAATCCTTATAGTGTGCTGATGTCAAGTCCCGAAGAAACTTATCAGCGGGGGGTTGACAATTCTCTGAGTCTCGTGTAAGCTTATGCACGCTAAGATCACAAGACCTGAGCACATTAAAAGACTCATAAAACACAAGGTCTCGGAGGATTTAGAGAGACATAAAACACAAGGTCTCAGAGGATTTAAGAGACATAATCTATCAGGTTTCAGAGGATTTAAGACACATAAAATCAAGACTTAAAGTGTATCTAACTGCTTATTGCAATTGATTATCAATAACAACAAAAGCTTTCAGCTTTAATTAAAAAAGGCTTTTTAAGCACAATCTTTATCTATAAGCATAAAAAACCCCTAATTTCTGATAAAAACCCTCTAAAAGTAGACATTAAAAAAGAGGGGTAAAAACCCCTCTCTAAGTGTATGTAATAGGTGTTA